CCGTGACCTGAAACCGAAAAAAGGTGGTTCCTTTCACACAGCGAAAATATCGCTAACAAGTGTTGGAGGGAAGACCAAATTTAGGATCTTCGCTATTCTTGACTCTTTGTCACAATCAGTGTTGCAACCCTTACATAACGATTTAATGCGCACTCTTAAATCTATACCAGAGGATTGTACATTTGATCACAATTACGTGAGTTCAATTGCACAAAAGCAATGGCGCGAAAAACATAATTTTTATGGTTTCGCAGATCTAAGCGACGCCACCGATAGAGTATGGGCTGTCTTATATCAAAAGATATTAAACAAAGCACGTCCTTTATTAGGTGATTCATGGCTAGCACTTTTCGATAGAGATTTTACAATTGGAAAGTCGGTATCGGATAAATGAGTGAAGGGTGAAAAACCTCCACTCTCTGTTCGGTACTCTGTTGGGCAACCAATGGGAGCCAAGTCGTCTTGACCAGCATTCGCTTACGTCCACCACCACATTGTGTGGGAGGCGGCCGGTTCACGTGCAAAGGCCAAGGGCAAGTACCTACTAATAGGCGACGATATCGTTGTCTTCTGTAGAAAACTCTATGTAAAGTATGTTAAGCTGCTGCAAGAGCTGGGTTTATCTTATACCCACAACGTTTCCGCTGTAGGCTTCGAATTTGCTAAACGTACATTCTATAAGGGTGAGGAGATCACAGGAGCTTATACTAGCGCTCTTTGAGCCGCTAGGAAAACACCTGAGGTCTTCGCCCTTGAATGGACAAATCTAGCAAGTAGAGGCTATGCCGCAGGAAATGAATTCCCGATTTTCTTTAGGGAGTACTTGCGCTTAAGCCGAGCACGCTATCAAAAATGTGTGCGTTTGACACAGGTTCCGAAAGGGACTTTCGGTGAGGACGAACTTACTACTTGAGTTTTATCTCTGCAAGCTCGCTCTAACTGTTTCCTAAAAATAGGAGACACAGACCGATCCGTAGAAGCATTAAAAGCATTCCGGCAGATCGCGGCTGTTATTTTAAAACAGTCATTTCAAACGACTTTAGTTAAAGCTAAAGAAGCCTTCGAGGCAAACGTTTCCGATTACCAGAAAGCTTTTATTAACTATCATGGGTCAGATAATTCAGAATCTGGATCCGTTCTTTCTGATGTGATTGAAGAGTATAAAACCTCTCAAACTCTCAGTATACGGTATCTGGAAAGAGACATAAAAAGATTATATCTCGAACCTAATGATAAGCTTTTACTTCGGCCTAATCTGCTGGATATTCCTAGACCTATAGATTTTAAGGTAAGGGATAAGCAACAGATAATGCTGAAACTGCGTGCAGAACATCAGTTAACAATCATCAACTTTCTAAAAGTTGATGGATAAACTCGCTGCTCACAGTGCAAACCGTGAGATAGTACATCAGGT